TTTTTCTTGTTCTGGGCGAATTGGTTCTAGCCACGTGTCAGCAATGTATGCTTTAGGGCTTGGACCAAATCCACTAGACAAGTCATCTGCTTCAATCCACCAATAGTGATCATGAACAGGTGCTTGGCAAGGCATGCCTCTAAATTGCCACTGTTCTTTTGCTTCGAACTTGCCAATGTACTCAACTACTTTTACAATACGACCAATGTTCTCCGGACGCACTGAATAGATAATACGAGCAATGTCTCCTTGTTTACACTTCATCTAAATAGTCATCCTTATATTTAGGTCTCTTCTTAAGAGGCTTTAGCTCTATTTCAATTTCTTCTTCGTACTTCTTGCTTGACCAGCCTTTAGGCGTCTGTGGTGTTCTTACGTGCTTCATACTTCATCACCATTGCACTAACATCTTCTACTTTGCAAAGCCATCCGCCTTCGTTTACAATAAACACATCACCTGGTCTGTACAGCGCATAGTCTTTTAACGTGCCGTCTTGTTTAACACCCATAACTTCGCCTTCCCATTCTCCTAGTACTTTGAAGTTATCGCCTGCTTGTGTTATACTATAATCAACCCACATCATACTCGTTCTACCTTTCTTATTTTATCTGAAAACTGTAGTGCAAATAATGTTGCACGAGGAGTGTCTTCTATGTCTACATATATATCGCATCGCTTGTATATATCGCCCGGCAATGATTGACTGTTTGTGCGGTGTATAACAACTTCACACCAATCTTGCTGTATTTCTTCAAATAACTTGTCGCCAAGTTCTCGTTGTATCCAAATTTGTTCCATACGATCTTTGTGCGACCATTTCATTTCTGCTGAACCTACATAGTATCTCATTTTAGGATGTCAACAATAGTGTATGCAAGTTGACGGAACCATTCCTTGTCATGACCGCGAGTAGTTTCTGCGGCTGTACCAATACGTATGCCACTAGTCTCTACAAAGCTGCGAGGATCGTTAGGAACACCGTTCTTATTAACTGTGATGCCATTTGCTTCCAACAAGTCTGCTGCTTCACGTCCACTGTGCTTGCTCTTACTCAAGTCCATAAGGATAATATGACTGTTAGTGCCGCCTGTTTGCACACTAAAGCCTTCGTTAATAAACACGTCACACATTGCCTGTGCGTTGCGTACAACAGCGTGTGCGTAGTCTTTGAACTCAGGAGTACTTGCTTCAATAAAACACTGTGCTTTAGCAGCAATAATGTGCATTAAGGGTCCGCCTTGCGTTCCTGGAAAAATTGCACTATTAATTTTTGTAGTGTACTCTGGATTGTTCCAAAGAATAATTCCGCCACGTGGTCCACGCAATGTCTTGTGTGTAGTTGACGTTACTGCATCAGCATATGGCACAGGGTTAGGATACTCGCCGCCTGCGATCAAACCACTGTAGTGTGCCATGTCAACTAATAGGTATGCACCGACTTCGTCAGCAATTTGCCTAAACGTAAAGAAGTCAATCTTGCGAGGATAGGCGCTTGCTCCGGCAACAATCATCTTAGGTTTAATTTCAAGTGCTTGTTTGCGAATTTCTTTATAGTCAAGGTATCCGTTAGCGTCAACGCCGTAGCTATAAGACATATAGTTCTTACCAGAACTGTTTACTTTAGCACCATGACTCAAGTGTCCGCCGCTTGCTAAGTCCATACCAAGTATTCTATCCCCAGGCTTTAGAAATGCTTGATATACGGCTGTATTTGCATTAGCACCACTGTGCGGCTGTACGTTGGCAAACTTTGCTCCGTACAAGTTACACAACATATCAATAGCAAGTTGCTCAACTTCATCCATGTTTCTACAACCATTGTAGTAACGCTTGCCGGGATAACCTTCAGCATACTTATTGGTAAAGATACTACCGGCAAGTTCCATAACTGCTTCGCTGGCAAAGTTTTCACTTGCAATTAGCTCTACTGTTGAGCTTTGTCGAATACCTTCATTCAACAAGATGTTTTTAATTCTACTATCCATTACCAAATTCCTAAGTTACGTCCATTACCAACAATAATGAACATACAGGTTACAACGTGTAACACAATCCAAAAGGTACGAAAAGCCAGAGCCTTCTTTACATCACTTTGAGTGATAGGATGAAACTCTGGCTTATCGTCGTCTGTAAAGCCAATTGGCATGCCAACAGTGCGAGCCCATGTTTTAAGCCAACGCCGTTGACCGCTCATTACATTCCGTTCTTTTTCTCTTGGATTTCAGCACGTCGACCTTTGGACAACTTACCTAGATCACCGAGTGCAGAACGAGCACGAGCTGCTGCTGCTTTTACACCTTTTTCTTCAAAGGTTGCATGTTCAATTAGATATTGATTGTATGCTTGTACAATTTGTTCATGTTGTGATAGTTCTTCAGTCATTATTTTTCTCCTGTAATGATATTATATATTTCTTTCCAGTTAACTACCTTAGTAATCCCGGATCGAAGTGTTTCGTTCATGTTAAATCCATGTTCGATTAAGATTGGTTTTAGACCTAAGTCTAAGCCGCACTCTGCATTTTCTAGTTTGTCTTCGATCCAGTACAATCCTGAATCTTTGTAAGGCGCAAGTGCTTCATCTTTAGCTGCACCTGTGTCTAGACAAACTAGTTCTTCGAAAGCTGTTTTTCCAAACAGTTTTTCCAAATTCATTTGACGTAATTTTTTAGCATTAAGATCTAAAGACATAGAGGTAATGCAACGGAATACATATCCGTGCTCTTCATGCAGTCGTTTAACATAAAACATTGCATCACGTAGTGCAGGTAGAAAGCCCATTGCTGCACTTTCATTAAATACCTTTACGTGCTTAATTGCTTCGTTGCGTGAAATACCAAAACGCTTGGCAATGTCGTATTCCCAATTGCCGTTATCAATCTGTGTGTATCCACGCTGTTCTAAATAACAGCAGAATGCATACTCCCAGTTTAAAAGAACGCCATCAGCGTCTGTAAGTATTACCTTATTATTGTATTTCATCTATTTGCCTATCTTTGAATGTTATACTAATATAATAACATCAAAGTAGAATTTGTCAACCGGTTTATACAGTATATCCGTTTTGTTTTAATATATCTCTATATTGTTGATATTGACTTGCTGCGCTAGAAGATGGTCCCCATTGTCTTTTAGGACCTATATCTATATGCATAAATGAGTCATAACAACCGACGCCGGTAAAACCTGCTGCAATTGCTTTATTAATCATGTCTATACGTGATTGAACATTAGATGTGCCCCATTGCACGTCGATTGCTTTCTTTTGAACATGCATACTTTTCTTTGCGCCGCCAATTTTAGAATTGTATTCGGGCGAACGGTATGCACTATTTAAAGTAATAGGTCTGCCTAAACTTTTTGCAAATGATTCAGCTTTGGACCAAACTTCTGGCAACACTCGCGGATCTACATGAGATTGAACTACTATCCATTCTGATGTAGGTCTGTCATTAGTAAAGGGAATTGCGCCTTCTTCTTGGGTAGATGCATCGCTACCAGGAGCAGCGATTGCTCCTGTAGTTCCATCAACCGGATTTATGCCGCCGGGCGATCCTGCGCCAAATTGTTCCAATGCTTCATTTAAATCAGGGTCACGGCCTGCTGCAATTTCTGATGCTCTTGCTTCTAGTATGCCTCTTGATGCTGCTTCGTCTATACCAATAGCATCAGCTATACCAAGTACAGTTGTAATACTGCCGCCTAATGTAGGGCCGCCGTTTGCAAAGACGTTTGACGATCCGCCTACTGCTGCATCACCATTTGAATCTGTATCACCTACTCTATGTATTCTTGGCATTTATGTCTCCTTATACTGCCGTCGATGAGGCTGCGGTTGGCGTTGCTGCACTTGCAATAGCGGCTGCTTGAGCTTCTGTAGAAACTCCAATTACTTCGCCAGTTGCCGGATTAACTAAGTCAGCGTCAGGACTAGCTATTTGCAATGCAGTTTCTCCTTCTGCTCTTGGTGCAGCCCAACGTTTTTTAGCTGCGGTCACATCTAATGCACCTTCTGGAGGTGTGCCTGTTTTTGCAATATTTGATGCAAGGTCATGATACCCAAGTTGTGCGCCTAACGCATACTGTGTTACTACAGGTATAGGTCCACGTAACCCGTCATCTACACCTGCTACTGGATCTGCTTCCCAATAATACAATCCGCTTACACGAATCAATACCTTAGTACTTGCAATGTCTTGGCCCAGTTGTCCAAGTATAGTTTCTCTTTCTGTTTTAGAATCACCTGCATCAGAGCCAGAGTCAGCAGCCGGCGTTCCGATGCCGCCATTAAGACTTGCACCACTTTCGATATTTTGTCTAACTGCTTCGGCGCTGTTCCCGCCAGATGCACTCATTGACACTGCTAACAATGCACGTTGAAAATCGTTCATTACTTGACTAACTACTACACCCTGTTCGCTATCTTCTGATCTGCGTCTTAGCAATCTAACATCATCACGGATACCTGTAAGTGCTACAATTATCCGATTAAGTTCGGCGGTATAGTCTACATGATTAAAATCAGCCATTATGCTATGTTATCCCGTGATTCCATTAACTGGGCCAAATACGTTGGTGTATTAGCAGTATTTGTATTAGAGCCGCTGCCACCACCACCCCAGTACCTGTTTGATAAAATTCCATTTATCTGTCCGTTCTTTTGACCTATCCAAGCAATGTCAACGTGAACATTTCGATTATTCATATAGCCGTTGCCTTGGCCTATCCCGGTAGCTCCAGCATCTCTGCATGCTTCCATAAACTTAACCATTATTGCAAGTTGTTCAGGAATATCACTTGATAGTCTAGTGCCATTAAAATCAGGTACAAATAGTGATACGTCAGCAGCATAACCGCGATCGTGTCTATTAGAACCTGTTCTATTGCGACCGTCGACTCCGCCTTCGCTTTTAGGAACTTGTCCACCACTGTTAATTAGTACATCAACACCTGCAGAAGTTGCAGCAGCTTGTAATATGTCCATAAGCTGTTGTTGTATCGGTAAATTACGTTTACCATTTTGATTACCGTATCTTACATTACCCGTAGCGTTACCAGATGCTGGTACAATGTCTGCAAGAGTTGCTTGATTAGTAGTAATTGTTTGACCGCTTGCATTAGTAGTAGTTGGCGCTCCTGCATAGCCCGGACCTTGTCTATTAACAGAGGACCCTCCTACAAAACTACCGCCACCACCATTGCCGCTATTACGCATTGCATTATAATTAGTAGGACTTGTATTACTAAAGTCTGCAGGATAAGCAATTTCAGCGTTAACTTGATCGATGATATTGCTATCTTCTAAATTTGCCATCATGGCAGCTTGCGCTGCAATATTAGCAGGATTTGGTGCTACTGTATCTGCTTTACGAGTGTATACTCCCTTAGTTTCGTTATCGAACCGATCAGTGATAACTCTAACATCTGATTGAATATCTTCAAATAAACTGGCAATTTCAGCAAAGGCAGCTTTATACCCAACGTCATAGTGAACGTGGGTATCGCCTGTTAGGTCTTCCGGAGCAGTTTCTGTAGTCGGGGTTGAAGCTACTGTATTAGCCATTTACATTCCTCGTATTATATTAGTATATTTATCCGAGAATTTAAACCAGTTGTATACCGCTTGTTTGAGAGGTATATTGTTTACTAATTGTTGTTTCAGTTTTAGCAACACAACTTACTGACTGTGCTTGCAATACAAACTTGCCGTCTGGCGATACAGAGAACATAAACGGAGCAAGTCCTAATCCTTGTTCTCCTGCAATAAGTACCATAGGTTTACGAACTGTGAAAGATTTTGTATCTTCTGCTTCAAGGCGTGCAATAATTTCTTCGCCCGAGCTTAATTTAAATGAGACGTTATCGCCTACTTTGTATGGTGTTTCAATTAACATTTATGTTCCTAATGAATGGCCTGTGCCATTGTAGCCTGTTTCTTCAATATAAGTGACTAACTGTTCGTAGCCGCCTATTACTTTACTGTGTATTTTAATTTGTGGGAATGTTCTTGCACCTGGAAACTGCTCAAACAATTCTTCACGAGTAAAATCTTTTTCAATTTGATAATAGTTGTATGGGAGATGTCTACTCTCACACAGTGCCTTTGCTTTCTCGCAATATGGACATGACGGCTTACCATAAATTTCAATCATAAAGTAAATCCTTTAAAGGTATCTGCACTTACATCCTGTTTTGTGCCGCCTGATACGTAAGAACTAATTTCTGTTTCTTGTGGGGCAACTTGTACGTCAGCACCACTGATCCATTTTTGTGTCCACGGCAACGGATTATTTTTAATAGTGTAAGGACTCTTTAAGCTCACATTAGTCATTCTACGTGTACAAATCCACTCAATGTATTCTGAGAGCAATTGTGTATTAAGACCAATCATACTGCCGTCTTTGAACAAATACTTTGCCCAGGCTTTTTCTTGATCCACTGCGTCGACAAACATCTTAATACAATCTGCTTCTGTCTCTGTTGCAATCTGTTCAAATACAGGATCGTCTTTCTTTAGAATTTTAAGAAGCATTTGTGTACTTGCAAGGTGTAAGTTTTCGTCACGTGCAATCAACTTAATGATTTTTGCATTGCCTTCCATCTTCTTTAATTCAGCAAATGCCCAGCTGCAAGCAAAACTTACATAGAAGCGAACACCCTCAAGGATATTTACACTCATTAGTGTAAGCCATAGAAGTTTCTTTAGTTGATAAAGATCAACAATAATTGTCTTGCCGTTAACTGTGTGAGTACCTTCACCTAACAAATTATAATACATTGACGACTCAATCAATTCATCATAATACTTGCTAATATCTCCTGCACAATCTGCAATTTCTGCAACATCCATCATCTCGTCAAAGATTTTACTTGGGTTGCTATAGATGTTACGAATAATGTGTGTGTACGACCGTGAGTGAATAGTTTCACTAAATGTCCAAGTAGTAATCCAGTTTTCAATCTCTGGCAAACTTACAATAGGACTAAATGCTTCTACTGGCGCACGACCTTGTACACTGTCTAGCAGGATCTGACGCTTTAAGTTTGATGTAAAAATGTGCTGTTCGTGATCTGTCAAACTTTTAAAGTCTTTAGCATCTTTGTAGATATCTACTTCTTCCGGCCGCCAAAAGAATCCAAGCTGTTTATCAGTTAATTGATCAAACTGTTTATACTTTAAAGTATCGTATCGTTGAAGAGTTGGGCCGCCACTTGGGTCCAAAAATGCTAGTGCCTTTGTGTGGTCATTTCGATTATTGACATTAAACACGCTCATAGAATACATCCTTATAATTGTTTTATTAATATTAACACAGCTTTTGGGCTGTGTCAAGTATTAAATTGTGCAGCTTTCGCAGGCTTCATCTTCACTAAGTTCTGGCAATTCTTCAGTTGCCATCATTTTACTAACATCAATCTCACCTTGTCCGTCATTAGTGTTAAAATAGTAAAGTTGCTTGCCGCCGTACTGATAAAACATAATCATGTGCTGTAGCATAACACTCATAGGAATCTTTTCATCTTCGAAGTAGATAGGATTGTAACTGGTGTTTACACTAATGCCCTGATCGATATATTTCTGTAGTACAGCCATAATCTTCAAATAGCCTTCTGGGCTGCGATGTTCCCATAGCAAGTCGTATTTGTTTTTAAGACGCTTGAACTCCGGTACTACTTGTTTTAGAACACCGTGCTTTGATTGCTTAACACTGATAAGGCTGCGTGGCGGCTCAATACCGTTTGTGGCATTGGCAATCTGTGCGCTTGTCTCGCTTGGCATAAGTGCCATTAGTGTGCTGTTGCGAATGCCTGTTGCTTTAAGTTGCTCACGCAACCCTGCCCAGTCCATACGCTCAACGTGAGGAATAAGTTCGTCTACATTCTTCTTGTATGTTTGGTTTGGTGTAATACCATAACCATATTTGGTTTCCATATTACCACTAGGTGCTCCTTTTTCAACTGCTAAGTCAGCACTTGCCTTGATCAAGTAGTAGCTCCATGCTTCTGCCCATTCATCAACTAATGCTAATCCTTCGCTATCAATGTCCTGATAAGTTAACCCGTTTTTAGCTAACCAGTATGCAAAGTTAATAATACCGACGCCTAAAGGACGTCGCTTCTCTGTACTAAGACGTGCTGCTAATACTGGATAGTGTTGATAATCTAGTAGTGCATCAAGACCGCGTACTGCTAAACGACATACACGTTCAAAGTCTGTTGTAGTACGTATGTTGCCCCAGTTAATAGCACTCAAGGTGCAAAGACTAATTTCACCCTCTGGGTCGTTCAAGTCTTTTAGTGGCTTAGTTGGCAACGTAATCTCTGCACACAAGTTTGATTGTCTAATAGGAGCAAGTGATGGAATAAAACTACCGTGATCGTTTGCATTGTCTACGTTCTGTAGATATATACGACCTGTGTTTTTACGCTCTTCCATAAATGCACTAAACAAATCACTTGCCTTAATTGTTTTTTTACGGATCTGTGTATTGCGCTCTGCTGTTTCGTAAAGCTCGCGGAACAGATCTTGATCAGCAAAGAAAGCATCGTACAGTCCCGGTACGTCTTTTGGACTAAACAGTGTGATGTCGCTACCTGTGATCAAACGCTCATACATTAGTTTATTAAACTGTACACCGTAGTCCATATGGCGTACACGATTTTCTTCTGTGCCTTTGTTGTTCTTTAGTACCAACATGTCTTCTACTTCTAAATGCCACGCTGGGTAATAGATAGTTGCTGCGCCGCCACGTACACCACCTTGGCTACATGATTTAACTGCTGCTTGGAACATCTTATAGAAAGGAATGATGCCTGTATGATAAGCATCGCCGTTGCGCACTGGCGAACCAATGGCCCGAATTTTGCCTCCGCCGATTCCGATACCCGCTTTTTGTGAAACGTATTTTACAATAGCACTTGTAGTTGCATTGATACTATCAAGACTGTCGTCTGCTTCAATTAATACGCAACTACTAAATTGACGTTGTGATGTTCTTACACCAGCCATAACGGGAGTAGGCAGGCTGATGTCGTGTAGACTAATTGCATCGTAATATTCTTTAATCCAGTTTAGCCTTGTGTCTGCTGGATAACTTTGAAATAGTGTTGCGGCGATGAGAATATAACACATTTGCGGTGTTTCAAATATTTCACCACTAACACGGTTCTGTACTAGATACTTTCCGCGTAGTTGCTCCATTGCAACATATGTCAAATTTTCATCACGATCGTGTCTTACAAAACTATCGATACGTGCCCATTCTTCGTCAGTATAATAAGTGATAAGTTCAGGATCATAAAAGCCGCGCTCGATGTTTAGTTCAACTAATTCCTTAACTGTAAACGGACTGTATTCGCCGTATACTTCTTTGCGTAGTGCATAGTTAATTAGCCTGCCGCCTACGTATTGATAGTTAGGGGTTTCTTCTGAGATAAGATCTGCTGCTGCTTTGATTAAAGTTTCTTGAATTTCTTTTGTTGTTATACCGCTGTAAAACTGGATTTGACTTTTAATTTCTACTTCGCTTGGGCTAACTCCTGTGATGTTTTCGCAAGCATGAAACACTACTTTGTGTAATTTTTCAATGTCTAACGTTTCTTTTTTCCCAGTGCGCTTAGTAACTTGAGTCATATTTTTTTTCCTTGTGTCAATTATTGATGAAATATTTATTGAAGATGAGGCATCGAGAAGCGCATTTCGAGTGCTAAAGACCCTGGAAGATCTTGTTCTAAAATTGCGCAGTCAACGTCATAACCAACTACTTTTCCGTTTACATACAGCAAGTACTTTGTTTCAAAAGTCTCTTTGTCTTGTGTAATATGTATCTCGAAGTCATCTCGGGAAAAGCGGTCAGTTAATTGTAAGGTGTAACAAATTGCAAGTATTTTAACAAACTCACAAAATTTATTTTCTTGGATTAATTCCCACGGAGTCGGCCACATCGATCGATCATAAGGATCGGCAGCAAACCTAGTAAAAGGCGCTGTACTAAAGAATTCAATTGTATCTTGAATTGGATCTTTAGAGTCTTCTAAGTGCTTTCGAAACTCGCCCCAAAGCACTAATCTTTCTTCGTATTTTTTTTCAAACATGTTTCATTATGATTTGTATTTCACGGTGTATATAAACTCTGCGTCGTCGTTACTAGTTGAGTTTAACACCATAATGGCCACTGTGTCAACCACTGTGTCATTATTTTCATCATAATTTTGTGCTGTAAATTTTAAATTGCTACTGTAAAAACTATCACCAGTAAATTCGTAGTCATCTGACAGATTGTATGTATTATTTACTGGATCGACTACTAAGGTTATCTTGCCTGAACGCATAGCAACTGCTTGATTACTTCTGTACATATAATCAATCTCGTAGCCTTTGCCGTATCCTGTTGCTGGTAGTTTGAATAGTTTTGTTGGCTCACCATATTCTGTGAGGTTGAGTTTATGCGAGTGATTAAACGTGGTTATCGTCCCACCAATAACTTCTGCCACATAAGGAACATTAAATAGAAAGACTGAATCATATCCTAATAATTCTGATCTTTCGAAGTAATCGTTTGTACTGTAGTTGCCTTGATCGTTAAATTGTATTATTGGATATTGATTATTATCAGCAGTGCCGCCGTCGTTGCCTACATTATAAAATTTATTTGAATCGCTAACATTATTTAGGCCGTTGTATACAAATATAGCAGTTTGCATTACATTGTCAAACACTGAGCTAGATATAGTATTATTCTTTGGACCAGTTAACTGTCCGCTAGTACCAAGCAATGTATTCTCACCAAATATAAATCCAGATGATACTTCTGCAACAGTAATTCTGTTCCATATATTGTTAACGATATCGTCATCTGAGGTTACTGCATAACTGAAGTTAGTTATTTTAACGTCTTCAAATACATTGTCTTGACAAGTGACTGCCGTACTCAAACTACCTAATTGAATTGCACTATTTACTGCATTAGCAGCATTGCCCATTTGCCAGTTGCCCTGAAGCAAAATGTTTTTAAACACACTATTTTTACAACTCTGTAAAACTAACGCTGCAAATCCAATTGTTCGTATCGTAATACCAGTGATCTCAATGTTTCTTGCTTGATTTAATGTAGTACTATTGCTATCATTTGCATAAACACCAGGTGTGCTTGTTTCGTTTACTGTCTGGAAAGCAGCAAAGGAGCCTGATGTAATAATTATAGTTTTATCAGCGCCGGCTCCGCGAAGTTTAACAAAAGGCGGTAGATAAATTGTACTTGAAATTAAATACTCACCTGGTTCAATAATAAGCTCTACTCTTGTTTGAGAAACGCCCTTGTTTGCTGGATTTAGATATAGCTGATCAATTGCTCTCTGTAGTGCAGCCGTTTGATTAGTTCCGTCGCCTGCGGCTCCGAAAGAACGAATACTAACTCTATCATCTAACCTGTCTTGTAATGTTCGAAGGATAGGACTATTTGGAGTCTCACCAGTTACAATGTATCCGTCTGCACCCTTGTAAGAATATGTATCTGCAAACTCAAACAAGTTGTCATGTTCACTTAATAATTTTGTGTTACCTACGTAAGGTGATCCTTCGGAAACACTACCGTTACCGATGTACAACTCTTGTGTATCTACTGCCCACCCCAATTCGCCACTTGCTAATTGTGGTAACCCTGAACCTTGATTCTTGCGTCCTCTACGGATTTGTATTCGGCTAATGCTGACTACGGCCATGCTAAACTCCTAACATTATTTGTAGTATTTAGCCGTTCTGTTCGTAGTATGTATAAACCCTATTGTACCACTCATTACGCCACTCATCATACTCATGTGGCCACAAATCGAATTGCTGATACGTTTCTCCACCTAATGCCATGCCATCGTCGCCTCTACTACACATAAAGATATGCCCTTCGCGTATATTAGTTCCAAACATTGCATTATGTGCTTCTGCATATGCTACTAGCTGTAGGAAGTAATTCTGTACATACTCTAATTTCTTAGGCTTATTAGTTTGCTTGAAGTCAAGAATGCAAGGTTGGCCTTTGTACTGTCCAACTAAGTCAGTAGTACCTGCATACATCTGCGGAACATAAAGAGCAACTTCGCTGCCCCAGATTTCATCAACATGTACCATTGCATTATCACGCACCTGAACTGCCATTGCGTGTGCTTTGATTGCAAAAGGATTGCCGCCTGGAGTAGGCCAGTCGCCTGTATCTACGTAGTCTTCAAGATACTTGTGCATCCTTGTTCCTACACCAGCAGCTTCTGTTGTAATTTCTCGTGCTTTAGTTTCACCTACTCGTTTACGCCATGCTATAAGTCCGGTCTTGTCGCTAGTAGCGTCAAGAATAGTAGTAACACTTGCAACAGCGTTACCATCAGGTGTCATGTATTTGCGTTTGCCGTCTACTTCTTTGCGTGATATAGGTTGATAATCGTATTTTTTAGTTATTAGACTCATCTCGATCCTCCGTTATATTTTCCGCTTCCCACGCAGCTTGGCCAAATGGGTCATTATTCATATAGTAAGGGTCTACATCTGAGAACGGATCATCAATGCCTTCAACTGCTGTTACTTCAGGAATTAATTGTGTCATCATTTGTTCTATGCCATGCTTGAGTGTAGCAGTACTACCAGCACATCCCGAACATGCTCCGCTTAGTTCTACTATTACAACCCCAAGTTCAAAGCTAACAAAGTTAACTTGGCCACCGTGCTGTGCTACTGATGGTGCTACATATTGTTCCATCACTTCTGTAATGTGTTTAACTATTTCTTCGTACGATCGTTCAGTCATAAAAAACTCCTATTAATGTATATAATAACATCTAATAGGAGCTTTGTCAAGTATTAAATTTTAATTAAAGTTTTGCACCTACATCAGTTGCACTCTTTGCCATATTAGTTACTGCGGTTGCATCAGCTGCTGTTGCTGCGGCACCGTCTGCGGCTGCGCCTGTGACATCATCAACTTCGCTTTGTTTTAGTTCAATCTTGGTATTGTCAAAATTAACAACAAGTTCTTTTAATCTTGGATCAGCATCGTATGCAGCTTTGAATACATCAAAAGTAAATTGACCTTTACCTTGATTCTGCATATACTTGTCTAGCTTCTTCATAGATAAAGCGGCCACTCCGGCCGCTTTTTGTTGTCTTAAAATACTAAAGATAGTTTCAGTATCTACTGATTCAATTACTTTAGCTTTTTTTTTGAGTGTTGTACCGACTCACGCTTTTCACGGCCTGCTTCTGCTTCGCCGCCTGCTGCTGGCTCAGCTGCACCCATGCCGTCATCTACTGGCATCTCTGCATCCATATCACCGTCAACTGTTGGTTCCATTGCTGCATCGTCCATACCTGGTTCTTCCGCACCCATTGCTTCTGGTGCGTCGCCTTCTCCAGTTAGTAGACCTACTCCATCAGTTAGTGCTACACGAGTAGTTTCCATCACGCCATACATTGCTTCTAGTGCCGGCTTAACTGCATTAACAAATGCTTCACTTGCTGCACTGCCCATCTCGTCGCGGATAGCATCAGCTAGTTCTAGCATTGATTCAGTTTGCATTTCAGCAGTGTCTTCCATCCAACCAGTAACTCGATCAACCATGTCCTTAGCTGCCATTACTAGTTCTGCACTGTCTTCTGCGCCTTCATTAACTTGCTCAACTGCTTCGTCAATTGCGTCAGCAATAGAATCGCCACGCTCTAAAATAGCTGCATTTAGCACATCTAAGAACAGTTTATTCTTTTGATAGCCAGGTGACTGAACAGTATCAAAACTTTCTGTAGTTTGGATTTGGCTCATTGCAGTTCTAATCTTGTTGCGAGCATCTTGTAGCTGTTCAGTTGTAAAACTGTCAACGTTGATCTTTGTGCCGAACTTTTTAGCTAGGCTTTCGTTTAATTTTGCTGCCGTAACAGGCTTTGTAAATTCTCTAATGTTCATTGTTTCTTCCCGTTAATAGGTATTCTATATTATATTTATCACGAACCAAATATAAACTTGTCTAAATTATCTCGGATGCGTCTTGTTTCACGAACTGTCATATCTAAACGTATTTCTCTTATTTCTCTAGTAGCACTATCTTTAGTTGTTTTAATAGTGTTTCTATAAAACATTGCATCTACAAAATGTTTTTGTAATAAAGTGTCGTATGCTAATACTTGTACTGTAATGTTTCTACCTGCTGCTAGATTCTTAGCAATAGCAATTGCAGTTGATTTAAACATTGTACGAGCTACTTGTGTATTTTCTTTTGCATCGTAAATCAAATACCCATTAGGACTCTTACGAATTATAATGTGTTTGATTCTAATACTGTTGCCTTTTGCCACAGGCAATCCGTCATCTTCGAGGCCTTGCTCGATGATTTCTTCTAGATCATTTATTAATTGTTTAGAGTTCATTACGCATCACCATAACATTTCCGTTGTGTAGTACTTTACTTATTACACTCTTTCGAATTAGGTTATTGATAATGACTTGATCTCGCTCAGTGTATGAGCTGAGGGGAGCCGTATCAAAAGTTTCCAAGAGTTTTTTTTCCTCGTTGGTCATGTATATTTCAAAACTTTTGATCAGCTCGTTTATTTTCATTGTGCTTTTACTATTACGTTATCGCCCGGCTTAATGCCACGGTCAACTGAACCTTTAGTTTTTGTATCTAATGTTAGCGTGCCACGTTCATCTTTAGATATAGCGCCTGGCTTGCTTGGATCTTTAGGAACTGTAGTTGTAATCTTTGTCTTAGGATCAATTAAAATGGTTTGTTTGTCATCGTCTTTTTGAATTTGTAAGACTGCATCCATCTCTGATAATATTTCATGTATCTTCATATTCTTCTTCCTTTTGATCCTCTGCGGGCTTTTGGTCTAATCCGCTTATTAATTCTTTTTAACTTTTGAGTAGTTGGACTTGTTCTACCTGTTCTTGCACGTTTGATATCCATCGTCTTGCCTTTGGATCGTCTTGTCTTCTTAAGAGTATTACTTGCTTTCATATTCATAGGTGCAGTACAAGTAGACGGCTTTGCAACAACTCTACCTTTTCTTAACCCGCTTGTGCAACGATACTTTCTAACAGTATGTCCTCTTGTGCCTTTGCGCTTGCTATGACCAAATGTTGTCATAACACCTTCGTCTAAGAATAGTTCACGTAATAACATATTACCTGCCTTTCTTATTAAGGCGTTGCACTCTAACAGAAGCTGGATTGATACGCTTGGTCTTCTTAGATTTACGAATTAGTCTTGCTCCGAGACGTGCTTTAGTACGCTTTAGATTAACACGCTTCTTAATATCAGGTGCTGCAAAACATTGTGCCATCTTAGCGACTACACGATTCTTACGAGGGCCACTAGAACAACGATACTTTCGCACAATCTTTTTACCGGATCGGGCCCAAGTCTGTCCTTCTTCTAATTCTGTTTCTTGATTAAATAGCTCACGTAATAACATATAGTTATTTATCGTGATGTTACGGGTTCATTAAAATAACGATAACAATGGATAGTAAACTGGCAACTACTGTGCCTGCTGTGCCGATTAGCACTTTTGTGATTGACTTCTGACCGTTGATCATGTCGTTGTGTATGTTGTCAATTTTTGTTTCGACTTTGCCTAGGCGACCTTCTAATGCTTCATAGCGTATTGCACATAAGTCGACGTGCGCTTCAAGGTTCGTTTTTTCTAATTCAGTCGTAGCTGACATCTTATTCTCCGTAAAACCTACGCTCAGTAGGGTAAAGTAAACTCTGGGTTAGCCTTTGATATGTTTTAAGATGTGCCTGGTAGATTTTAAGCTACAAAACTATTTATCATCTTGTTCAAAATATATATTGTTTATAGCCAAATCACAGGTAATGAAACTGTCATTTTTAAATTTAGCAGTTTCGTCTAGTCCACTTATAATAGGAACGTATTCAAAATCTGAGATCATTGTTTCTATATTTGTGCCGTCTTGGTATTCAATTTCAAAAACAAATGTCCATACACGGTGCTTGCCTTTATACTCAGTACCTAAATTAAATGACTTAGGCACTGCTTCTACTACAATCGGAGAAGTGTTGTAACTTGGATTAACTCTAAGACCAATTGTTTGCAACACAGTTAAAAAATTCTGTTGTTGACGTACTAGAGTATAGTCATCGCCGCGGCGTGCTTTTGTTTCTGTAATATCTACAAGTGTGTGTAATTTAAATCTCATACTGTATTTACGGTCATAAAAAAAGGGCCCACTTAAAAGTGAGCCCAGTGTGCCGAAGCACGGTTCCTAAGGTAGTTAGGATTTAGTCTGTGAACGTTGCAACTACTGCCATTGTTACACCAGTTACGCCGCGATAGTTGTCACCAGCTGTTAGTGCGCCTGTGCCTTGTACTGCTACGTGTGCAACGCCTGAACTTGTGTGAGCAACGCCTGCAATGCTTACTGCATCGTCTGTACCTGCAACGCCGCCTGCAGTCATTGCTGCTACTACTGCGTTAAGATCTGCAATAGCTGTTGTTGTGATAGCTGTCTTTGATAGCGATAGAATGCGTGTGTTTGGTCCTAGACCGTTACCTGCAATTACGTTTACGCCGTTTACTTTTGTTACTGAAGCCATTTTATATTCTCCTATGATCTAATGGCAAGTAAGATTCTCTTCTTACTTGTATAATATTATTTATCATTTACAGCAAAATAACTATTTTTATTTGCGGTTTTTGGCTCTCAAATGTAGTGCTCTTAGGTTCTGTACATATGCAGGGCCTGCTTTTACAATATCGTCAAGCAATTCGATTGCTGGCAAATATGCTTGTACCATGTTAGAGCTTGCTGCTTTACCGTCTTTAGCTTGTTCTAAGAACTTCTTAACCAGCGCTAAGTTCTTATCACCTACCAAATAACGATATAGTGCTAAGTCGCTTTGTCGTGTGCTAATGTCCGGAGTCGATACTGTGGGTTCAGGGTCGTTAGCACTTGCTGTTTCCATGTTCTTGACAGCAGCAAACTTTTCAAAGTCTTCGATGATGTCTGAACTACGCAGTTTAGCACGAACAGCAAATATCAAACGTGTAGCAAGTAAACGCTTTTCTGATCTAGTTAACTTATTCCATTCGCTTAAACTTCTACGCACTGCCTTGTAGTCAGTGTTAGTAATGTTAATTGCATTTTCAATCCCGACAAACATTTTAGCAACTAACGCAGGCTCGCTGCCATTTGCTAAACTTCTAAGGTATCTATTAATATCAGCAGTAGGCAATCGTGTCTTTGCTTTGAGTATTTCTGCTGACTCTGGATCTTTTAACTTTGCTTGTGCGGCAGAATCGCCTGCTAAGAAATAGATAAAATTATACAAATCAGTACCCATAATGCGATAGTACTTGTATGTTTCAAACCCTACAGTTTTCTTTGCATATCTTTGTACATATCCATTAAAGTCTGGAAACTGTCGCATAGTTTCTAAAGCTAACAACGTCAAGTACATTCTTTCGCCTGCATCAGTATATGTCAACTTCTTGGAGTTGCCATTGTCTTTGGTCATGCGTGACTCATATAAGTCTTGTAGGAACGAGAACTTAGGTTCAGATGGCGTTATATCGTGCCCACCTTCCATTGCTGCCCATTCTGATGCTGTGTACTTGTCAGTCATTATTAATAATCTTCTGGCTCTTCATCAGGAACCTCTGCACCTTTGCGCACAGGTCCTGCTGATTTTAATTGTGCTTGTGCTTTCTGTAGCAAGCCTTGAATAACCTTTGGATTTAATCCAGTTTTCTTAACCACGTCTTGCAAATTCTTAGGACCAAATGCTGCGCCGTATTGTGTTAGTGTATCGCCCAACTTACTCATGTTGTTTGACTCTTCATCATCTTTGTTAGTAATTGCCATGTCCATTAGTGTACGTCCAATTTCTGATAGCTGACGTTGTTGTGTTGTCATTTCAGTTTCGACTACTGGTTCTGTTACTTCATTAATTTTCATTTTGTATTTCCTTATCTAGTTGCAGCACGGTTAGCTGCTGAGAATGTAGAGCGAGGTACTAATTTAATGTCGCCGCCCGGGTGTGCTAACACATAGCCTTCGCCACCTGCTTGCCCGCCTATACTTTGTTTAACATCTCCGCCTTGTGCATCAATGCTTGCAATAATTTGATCTTTAGCTTGCATTAGTGTGCTTACAGTTTCCCACAGCGCTTTCCAGCCAGCTTGATTTGCCTTAATATAATCTAATACTTTAATCTTTTTCTTGTCGCTTACTTTAGAAGTACTTAACCATTTAGAAAAGTCACCGCCTATATTAGTGAGGCCAGAATCAACTTTAGAGTTTGTGTAAGTATAAAGTATTTGTGCAAAGTCGCTCATTTGTTGTTGTTGTAGTGTAGCTTTGTTTAACAATTGATCAATGCCTGCCGCATCTTTTTTAACAACTGCTTCAACTCTATCTAATACATCGCTTGGTACTTCTGGCGCTTGTGAAGTAGTAACAGGTGGTACAACTAATACGTCTTTACCTTGGAATATGTCTGCATCCTGTAGTGGACTTTCAGTACCGTCTGCTGCAACTTGTCTGTGGATAACGACTCCAGTTTTAGATGCTCCAATACGCTTACCTAAGTCGGAGTTCACATCAACTGCGTACTCAACAATGTTAGGTTTGAAAACATAGTTCTGTTCTTTAACAGCCGGAGTGTTATAATATAACAAATCGCCTTTGAACAATCCTCTATAGTCTTCTGGTACTGCTGCTTCAAACAATGGAAATATACCCTTCATGCTTGATGCAAATGCAACATACCCTGGATTTTCTCTGTTCTTGCCACCACTTCGATTTAAGAACATCTGTTCTAGATCGTCTGCGCTCTTTGATTTGCCGTCGTATCCTTTTGCACCAAAGCCACTTTTGTCTGTAAGGATAAACTCGCCATTCTCATCGCGACCAAATATGATAGCAGGGCTACCATCCCACTTAATAGTAACATCCTTATGTCCTCCGTCTGCTAGCTTACGCAAGCTCTCTAGTACTCGTAATGCTCCGGCACTGCCTTCCCAGAATATAACATCTTCTGCGTGTTGTATACGTGCTTCGGCTTCCTTTATAGGAAACTTGATTACATTTTTAAATTCGTTGAACTTCATCTGTTAAATGCTCCTGAGATCATTACACTACTATTCAACAACGAACCTGTTAATGCTTTGATTCTTGCTAGTTGCTTATCTTCTAAAGACTCAACTTGTGCTTCATTTGCTTTAGGTAGTTCTTTACCATCCTTAGCAAGACTATCTCTTGCTGCTGATATTAGCTTTTCGTATTCTGGCAACTTTTTAATAACTGCTAGGATACTTTCTACAGTTCTCGTATCTCTTTCAGTAGCATTACTGCCTAACAATACGTTTGCAATTTCGTTCCAATCATCTGCAACAACTGTATCGCCGTTAGCAGGATCAACTACACCAAACTTAGGACTAAACTTTAGATTTCGAGCTCTTGCAATGCTAGCCAGTACCAACATTCTATCTTTACCACTGTATTGCTCAGTGCCGCCTCGCTTGCTACCTTGTTGGAATTTAGGATTGTCAGTAAACATAAAGTCTGTTTGAACATATCCGTTTTTTGCATTACCGTTAATAGGTGTTCTAAAGTGAACTTGATCGCCGGCATCACGAATCCAGCCGTCGGGCTTCTTCATAATGTCTGCTTCTACAATGCCTTGACTCTTTAGCCAAGCACTTAGTTTAGCAATGATGTCTTGCTTGCTTACTTTGTTTAAGTCAGTGTTTAGATCCAAGTCGCCGGAACTGTTCTTTTCAAACGTGCCGTCTGGATTTGATTTGCGACCTGTTGTTCCTAGATAAGCTGCTGGTCTTGCATCGTCATCTTTTTCACTCTGCCAATCGTATCCTGTAATCTTTTCTAAGAACGCAACTGTGCTATCTACATCACCTGTGGCAATGCGTGTTGTTAATGGGCCGTCAGCGCTTTTAAAAACGTTCCCGCCTTCTTTAAGATAGGTCATTGTCATTCTTTTTACCTTCAATTATTCTACTCATACTTCGGCGGAACTTTTTTGGATCGCCACTCTTGATTGAGTTAATGAATCGCCGCTCAAGTTCTGATGCAGTTTCTACATCATATTGACCGTGTAGCCGACTTAATAAGTTTATTGCACTTTCAATAATATTGTTGGCAGTTGAATCAATCAATAGATCGTTATCACGCTTGCCGTGGACATTATTAAGTTCTTCTAAAATGCTTCTAGTCTTTTTTCTCATGTCACTATACTCTTCTCTATGTACCTTAACAGTATTTAGTGTAGTTTATAATAAATATTACAACATACTGAAGGGGTATAATTAATGGGCATTAAAGATTTAAATTTCAAAGAACGTTCCTTGTTGTTTGCAAAACTTGCGAGTATTGCTTATAATAACTTGAAAGAAGCAAAAAGTCAAGCAAAGAGTTTAGGATTTACAACTACAGAGTTTTATGATAAAGATGGTGCTCAAGCATACCGCTTCATGAACAAAGAAGATTTAGTCATTGCATGTCGCGGCACAGAGCCTACACAGTTTAATGACATTGCTGCGGATCTAAGAGCAATACCTGTAGTTGCAGAAACTATCAGTAGAGTACACAAAGGCTTCAAAGCAGAAGTAGATGAATTGTGGCCAATGATATGCGACGACCTAGTTCGTACAGTTAATCAAGGCAAAGCAGTTTGGTTCTGTGGACACAGTCTAGGAGCAGCAATGGCAACTATCATGGCCAGTCGTTGTATGTTCTACGCAAGTGTTCCTAATCCGGTAGAGCTTTACACATTTGGATCGCCACGTGTTGGTTGGCCCAAGTATGTTAAGAGCTTAGGTGTAGTGCATCATCGTTGGAAGAACAACAACGATATCGTTACAACTGTTCCTCCTGCGTTCTTAGGGTTTAGACATCACGGTACACAACACTATCTAAATGCCTACGGACAAGTTCGTAACCCAACTGGATGGCAGATGGTCAAAGACAAGTGGCGTGGTATATGGATGGGACTAAAGCAAGGTAAGGTAGATAGCTTTGGTGATCATTCAATGGATGAATACATCAAGCACCTTGAAGCAGCATTAACCGAATAAACT